CAATTCCATCGAGGTCGAGATGCATGATAAGGTTTCGGCCCTGCGGATGCTGGCTAAACATCATGGATTACTGGAACCTGGGCTCGAGAAATCGGATAGACCCAGTGTTTTGGGGATTAATTTGCATGGGCCTATAGTTACTGAATACGAGGAAAGAAAAGATGGCGAGGACGAAAGCAGCGAGTGACAGATCTACCAGGCGAAAAGTTGAGGCTGAAGGATTATTTGGTGGATTAGATTTAGATTTCAGCACCAGCCCTACGGTTTGGAATTTTCTTAGCGATAATGCGTTTTTTCGCGGCTTAATGGGGCCGGTTGGTAGCGGTAAATCTTACGCCTGCGCCGCTGAAGTTATGCTCAGAGCTGTAAAGCAGCCAGTTTCGCCGAAGGATGGGATTCGATATAGCCGATTTGTAGTTGTCAGGAACTCATACCCAGAACTTAGGACCACGACTATTAAGACCTGGCTCGAGCTCTTTCCTGAGAATACATTTGGGCCTATGCGTTGGAGCCCTCCACTTACGCATCACATTAAGTTGCCCTCGAGGGGCGATGCTGCTGGGATTGACTGCGAGGTTATATTCCTGGCCCTGGATCAACCGAAGGATGTCAGGAAGTTATTGTCCCTGGAATTGACCGGCGCCTGGGTAAATGAGGCAAGAGAGCTCCCGCTTAGCATTGTCCAGGGATTGACCCATCGAGTTGGGAGATATCCGACGAAATCTAATGGAGGTGCGCCCTGGCGCGGGATATGGGCTGACACGAACCCGATGGCTGATGATCATTGGTGGCATCGATTATCGGAGCGTGAGCCGGTTCGAGGTAAGTACAAGTGGAATTTCTATAAGCAGCCCCCTGGAATGATTGAGGCTAAGAGTGATGACCCTGATGCCGCGATAGGTGCCAGCCGGTGGTGGATTAATAATCCGAAGGCTGAGAATGTTAAGAATTTGCCCCAGGGTTATTACGAGCAGCAGATTGGAGATAAGGAGCTCGACTGGATTGAGTGTTATGTCGGCGGTAAGTATGTGTATGTGAAGGAGGGTAAACCCGTCTGGCATGAGTTCGACGATACGATTATGGTGGATCAGGACCTGACGGTTGATTTGTCACTGCCAATTCATGTAGGCCTCGACTTTGGATTAACTCCTGCGGCCGTGATTGGTCAGCGATTTAGTTCTGGCAAGTGGCATATATTGGATGAGATCGTAACTGAGGACATGGGTCTCGAGAGATTTGGCCAGATGTTGTTGTATGAATTAAATATGAAGTACCCGAAATCTGAGGTTAAGGTTTGGGGTGATCCGGCTGGTATGAAGCGTGACGAGATTTTTGAGGTTACTGCTTTTGACCATTTGCGGACGATTGGACTCCAGGCCCAGCCGACTGCATCGAATGATTTTCAAGTACGTCGTGAAGCTGGAGCTGCCCCGATGTTGCGCCTGGTGGATGGGAAGCCAGGACTTAGGGTAAATTCACGCTGTACTAGATTGAGAAAGGCGTTAAGTGGCGGATATCATTTTAAGCGCGTTGGGATTTCTGGCGGCAATGATCGTTTCAGGGATGCGCCCAATAAGAATGATTCATCTCACGTTGGCGATGCTTATGGCTATTTACTATTGGGCGCGGGTGAGCATCGCAGGATAACTCGAGGTGTTAATAGAAATCATTTTCAACAAACGATTGCTAAGACAGATTTCTCTATATGGTAGGAGACAATTATGCTCCAAACTGTTTTAAGTTTTTTAGCATTACTGAATTGTTACCCAGAGGATTACGTTATTACGTCAAGTAATAGTACGTTCTATCTTGCTGGCGATATCGGAGTGATCTATATCAGTCCTGGTATGTATAAGGATCATGTTTTGGCCCACGAGCTATATCATCAATGCCAGTGGCAATGGGCTGGTAAGAAGCCTGCTCAGTCCTGGGACGAGTGGGAGCGCAGAGAAAGAGAAGCAATGAAGGTTGAAGATATATTTCTTAATCTTAAATAATTGAGATGCCAAGCTCTTTATTAGGTTGTGGCGAGATCGAGGGATGGATTAAGCACAGGACAGTGCCATTTCACTTTGGTCATTTAGCTTTAATGGATTTGAAGCCCAAGGCCAAGGAAGTGATGAACTCAATTCCGAATTATTTGATGTATATGAAGGAGCATACAGCTGGTACTCCAGCCTTTAGTGTCCTGGATTGCGGAAAAGTTCTATTGTCTTTCGGCTTTTATCCATTGTGGCCTGGAGTTTGTGAAGGCTGGATGATCCCAAGCAATCACATTGATCGCAAGGTAGTTGCATTAGTAAGGGGTGCCAGGACTGTTTTCAATCATATTGGTAGTGCTATGCAATTGCGTAGATTGCAGTTCATGGTTTCTTCATCTAACTTACAGGCGATTCGTTTTGCCGAAGTGTTATATTTCGAGAGAGAAGCTACGCTGGTCAAATACGGACCGGATGGCAGTGATTATTATATTTATACGAGGTTCTACTGATGAGTGGTATATTCTCCAGACCTAGCGTTCCAGATACCTCTGCTATTCAAAAGGCTCAGCTCGAGGCTATGAAAAAGCAGAGTGAGTTACTAGATAAACAAGAAGCCAGGGTTGATGCAGAAGAAAAGCAGGCGTTAAGCCAGGCATCTGCTAGAGCCAGGGCTAGAAGAATGGGCCGAGGTGGTTACCGTTTGCTTTTATCTCCGATGAGAGGAGCAGCAGCCGCCCAGGGTATCAAAGGTACTGAAGCTACTCTTGGAGGTTAATCATGGGATTCGGTAGTTTTTTTAAGCGTGTTACTCAGCCTGTTAGAAAGATTGTTAGTCCGGTTGTTAAGGAGGTTGTAAAGCCAGTCGTTAAGACGGTTGCAACTCCAGTTGCCGCAGCAGTATCTAAGGCTCTTAATGTAGATACTGGACCTAGCCCAGAGCAAATCGCTCAACAAAAGAGAGCTGATCAACAATTAGCGGCTCAGATGAAAAAGGTTGCTGATCAGGAGCAGAAGCTCAATGATCAACAGCAAAAACTCGCAAACACTGCGACCTCAACATCGAGGGCTCGTAGAAGTAGGCGTGGTGGCTCTTATCGTCTGTTGCTTTCAAGCGCCAGGAAAGATGCCGCTACTGGTATTAAGGGTTCTGCCTCAAGTCTGGGTGGTTAAATGCCACTGAAGAAATATGAAAATCCAAGTGGCGGATTGAATGCTGCTGGCAGGGCATATTACAAAAGAACCGAAGGAGCTAACCTAAAGCCGCCGGTTAAGTCTGGCGATAATCCTCGACGCGCTTCTTTCCTGGCTAGAATGGCTGGGAATGCTGGGCCTGAGAGAGATAGCAAAGGTAAACCAACCAGGTTGCTCTTATCGCTCCAGGCTTGGGGAGCATCATCAAAGGCAGACGCCAGGCAAAAGAGTGCTGCGATTTCAAAGCGTTTAAATAATAAGGGTTAGATATGGCTCAATTAGAAGCAAGAGAAATTGTAAAACGGGCCGATAAAGCTGATACAAGAAAAGAGCAATGGCGAAACATTTACGAAGAATGTTACGAGTTTGCCTTACCTCAGCGTAATTTATATTCTGGATACTATGAGGGTAAAACTCCTGGGCAAAATAAGATGGCCAGGGTATTCGATGCTACGGCTATAAACTCTGTTCAGCGTTTTGCCAATAGAATCCAATCTGCATTATTCCCGCCTTATAGAAGCTGGTGCAGACTCCAGGCAGGCAATGAGGTTCCAGGAGATCAGCAAGAAGAGATTAGTGCTGCTCTAGATATATATACCGAAAAAATGTTTGACACGATACGTCAGACAAACTTTGACTTGGCAATGTCTGAGTTCTTATTGGATTTATGCGTTGGTACTGCGGTCATGTTGGTACAGCCAGGCGATGGTGACGCACCAGTTAGATTTACTGCTGTCCCGCAATACCTGGTTAGCCTGGAAGAAGGGCCTCATGGTGTTGTAGATAATGTATATCGACGAATGAGAATTCGCGTAGATGTTATTCAGCGTCAATGGCCCGATGCCAATATGCCGGAGGAGCTACTTAAAAAGCTCGATGATCATCCAGAAGAAGAGATCGATCTGCTCGAGGCAACAGTTTGGTCGGACTCAGAGCAGACTTATTGCTATCACTTGATATATACGAAAGATAAAAAAGCTACCGGAGCTACTGAACTGGTGTATCGAACCATGAAGGTAAGCCCCTGGATCGTAGCCAGATATATGAAAGTAGCTGGTGAGGTATATGGTCGAGGGCCTTTGGTTAGCGCATTGCCAGATATTAAGACCCTTAACAAGGTCAAGGAAATGATCCTTAAAAATGCTTCAATCGCTGTGTCTGGTGTATATACCGCAGCAGATGATGGAGTGTTGAACCCGCAAAACATTACCATCGCCCCTGGAGCGATTATCCCTGTTGCCAGAAATGGCGGTCCCCAGGGCGAAAGTTTGAAGCCATTAAAGTCGGCAGCTGATTTTAATGTGGCTCAACTTGTAATTAACGACATGGTAATGGGCATTAAGAAAATGTTGCTCGATGATACGTTGCCGTTGGATACTCAATCAGCCAGGTCTGCAACTGAGATTGTCGAGCGCATGAAAGAGTTGGCCCAGAATATGGGTGCAGCTTACGGTCGATTAATAACTGAGTGCATGATGCCGCTAGTTAATCGAGTCTTGTATGTAATGGATGAGAAGAACATAGTGGATATGCCGGTTAAAGCTGATGGTAAAGTTATTAGGGTAGTACCAGTATCTCCATTAGCCCAGGCTCAGAATATGGAAGATCTACAAAACGTACTTCAATTTGCTCAGATAGCTCAATCAGCTGGGCCGATGGGTCAAGTTGCAATTAACCAGGATGAAATGCTTGACTACATTGTCGAGAAAATGGGAGTACCGCGAAGAGTGGTAAATAATGCTGAGCAAAGGGCTGCAATAATCCAGGAAATGCAGAATGCCGCAGCCGAGATGCAACAACAAGCACAGCAAGGTGGAGCTCCTAATGTCTGAAGAAATTGATAAGGTTTTCGTGCGTTGCTTTTCCACGAAAGAAGGCCAGGCAGTTCTAGAGTATTTGCGAAGCATTACTATCGAGCAGCCTACCTGGTTCCCTGGGGATGACGCCTCTCATGGTTTTCATAGAGAGGGGCAAAATTCTGTAGTCAGGGATATTGAAAAGCGCATCAAGAGAGGACGTAATTTATGACCGATGAAGCGCTGGCCGCTAGCGATAACTCTGAACAAGAGCCGCAAAGCGATAACCAGGAATCAGAAACTTTACTAAACCTAAACCAAAAGCAAGAAGAAGAAACAACGCAAGAACCTGATCCGATGCCGCATCTGGCATCTGAAGAGGATGAGAAGATAGATTGGGGCGAGCGTCCTGCATGGATACCTGAAGATCTATGGTCAGCAGATGATGGCCCTGACGTCGAGGGCGCATTCAAAGCCCTGGAGAAAGTAAACAAAGACTACAAAGAGCTCAGGACTAAAATGTCTCAAGGACTGCATAAGGCTCCGAAGGATGGAGAATATGCAAGAGATGTATTTACCCAGGCTAATGTGGCAGAAGATGATGAGGTAATGACGTCATATATTGATCTGGCTAAAAAGCATGGGATAAGCCAGGAGGCATTCAATGATATGGCATCTCTTTATTTCGACGCAGTTGGAGCAGCTGAAGATTTTGCAAAGACCAGCATCGAGGAAGAGAAGGGTAAACTTGGACGCAACGCCGATAGGATTATCAGCGAGACCAGTGCCTGGCTTACCAAGTTAAGTAGCTCTGGAGTTCTTAGTAATAATGAACTTGAGTCTATTGCTAACGCATCAACTAATGCTACATTCATTACTGCTTTAAATAAGATCCGACAATCTTATAATGAGGCTCCTATCCCAGCCAATGAGATCCAGGAAGGTAACCAACCAGATCGAGCAGAACTTGATTCGATGGTTGCTGATCCTAGATATGGCAAAGATATGACTTACACTAGAAAGGTTGAAGAGGCTTTTTATAAAGCCTACGGAGAAGCGTAAGACGTAACACAACGTCAAAATTAAACGGTTGGAAGTTGCATATCGACAACATCAGCGATATATTTCAATGTGACTGACAACCGTTTAATTTCGGCCAGTTCTCGCAATGTACGGCCCAGACGGACAACCGTAGCGATGTTAAACCTTATTTATTACTTTTAAAGGAGTACACAAATGGCTGTTTCTATCAGCAATGCATTTGTAACCCTTTTTGACAGTGAGGTGAAGCAGGCTTACCAGGCACAACGTGCTTTGGCTGGGTTGACACGCGAACGATCTGTCGAGGGTTCAACTGTAAAATTTCCAAAGATTGGCAAAGGTACCGCGACTGTAAGAGTTCCTCAAACTGACGTAACTCCAATGTCCGTTACATATAGCCAGGTAACAGCAACAATGGAAGACTATATCGCAGCAGAATACAGCGATATCTTCAACCAGGCTAAAGTAAACTTCCAGGATCGAGCTGAGTTAGTTCAGGTTGTTTCTGGCGCAATCGGTCGACGTATGGACCAGGTTGTTATTGATGCTTTAGTTGCTGCTTCTAGCACAAACACAGTTAGCAACGATATCGGTGGTACTGATACCAACCTTAATGTTGCAAAACTTAGAGCTGCTAAGAAAGCAATGGACGCTAAAAATGTTCCAGCGCAGAATCGAGTGATTGTTGCTCATGCGAATAACATGGACTCATTATTAGCTGAAACTGCTGTTACTAGTGCAGACTTCAACACTGTTAAGGCTTTGGTCCAGGGCGAGATTGATACTTTCCTCGGATTTAAGTTCGTCAGTCTTGGAGACAGAGATGAAGGCGGCTTGGCAATTGATGGTTCTAATGACCGAATCGTTTATGCATTCCACAAAGATGCAGTAGGTTTGGGCATGGGTATGAATCAGCAAAGCCGAGTTGACTACATTCCAGAGAAGACTTCCTTCCTGGTTGCGTCTATGTTCTCCGCTGGAGCAGTTGCGATTGATTCTGACGGTATCACTAAAATCACTTGCCGCGAAAGCTAATCTTAGGAGGATTAAATTATGGCTTATAGTTCATCTGGATTTGGCCCTCTAGGAGGCCAATCACTGCGGGGATCGCGTCCAGCTTTGTATGTGTATACCACTACGGAAGCACATACAACAGTTGACGGGTCCGGTTACTTTAACGATTTGTCAGACACTCTAGCAGTTGGCGACATGATCATTGTTCATGGTGAGACAGGCGGAACTCGCACTATTACCATGCACATTGTTGTGTCAAATTCTTCTGGAGTTGTTGATGTCTCTAACGGCACCGTAATTGGTGTGGTTACAGACTCTGACTAATATTGACCGACAGGGGCAGCTGTAAAAGGTTGCCCCAATAGAGAAGGAGAGGTATGGCATCTGGTGATACCAAGTTGTCTATTTGTTCAGACGCTTTGATAATGCTGGGGGCTGCGCCTCTCTCTTCTTTTTCTGAAGGGACCGATAGCGCTCAGATTACTGATCGTCTATACGATGACATTAGAGATACCACTTTGGGTATGTATCCCTGGAGTTTTTCTTTTAAAAAGATTCAGCTCAACAGGACAAATAACACCCCAATAAATGAATTTAAATATGAGTACCAATTGCCTGGTGACAGAATCAACAACGTCATGGCGGTATTCAACAGTGGGACTTCAGGAGCCAGACCTATCCAATATGGATGGGAAATACTTGGCGATAAGCTGATCAGCTCACAAGAAAAGATTTATGTCGATTATCAGTATTCGACCCCAGAGGGCGAAATGCCGACATATTTTATTCAATTATTGAAATACATGATGGCCTGGAATATAGCCGAAACGGTAACTGACCAGATAACCAAAGCTGATTATTTCAAAGTATTGGCAGTTGGGTCTCCACAGGAGAGCATGAGAGGGGGCTTCTTTAGAGTTGCTACGTCTATCGATGGTAGAAATAAGCAGATTGAAGCAATCGAAGACTTTAGCTTAATATCGGTTAGAGGATGAGCAGAATTGTAGCAATGCAGACCAATTTTGCCGTTGGTGAAATTGATCCACTTCTTAGAGCCAGGATTGATTTAAAGCAATATTATGGCGCCCTCGAGACTGCAACCAATGTGGTCATTCAGCCCCAGGGTGGAGCCAAACGCAGAGAAGGTTTGCGCTATGTAACTACCCTAGATTCTGGCGCTGGAAATGCTGTAAGACTCATACCATTTGAGTTCAATACAGATGATAGTTATATGTTCGCAGCAATCCCTGGAAGAATTTATATATTCAGGAATGGCGCCTTAGTAACTAATATCAATGCTAGTGGTAACGATTATTTGTCAGTTCCAGAATTTACGTCTGTGAATTTGCCAGAGATGCGTTACGCACAATCTGCTGATACGATTATTTTTGTTCATGCTGATTTAGCTCCATTGAAATTAGTTCGAGGAGCTGATCATGATGAGTGGACGAAGTCTACTATTACGTTTGATAACGTCCCAAAGTATGCTTTTACGCTAGATACGCATGAGCCTAAGTACACGATTACGCCTTCTGCTACTACTGGCAATATTACTTTAACGGCTTCTGCGGTAACTACAGATACTGGTACAGCCCAGGCAGGTAGTTCTAATACCATAACCTTGAAAGCTGCTAGTAGCTTTACAACTGATGATCAGCCTAATGGTATGTTCATTCAGATAACTTCTGGAACCGGATCTGGCCAGACTAGGCACGTTGAAGATTATGTTGCTTCTACCAAAGTGCTAACTGTATATCCGGCATGGGATACAGCCCCTAATGCTACTTCACAATATGAAGTAAAGGCTTTTAAGCCAGCGGCAGTTGATGAATATGTTAATGCCTTGAATGGTTTTGGTAGGGCCAGGATTGTTGAGTATGTAAGCGATACAGTCGTTAATGCTTATGTAGAGATTCCTTTTTTTGATACCTCAGCGATAACTAGTGGAAACTTTGAGACTGAGCATGGGTATGAAAGTGCTTGGTCACCAACTAAAGGATATCCAAAGGCTATTACCTTTCACGAAGGCAGATTGTGGTTAGCCGGATCTAAGTCGTTACCATCTACAGTTTGGGCCTCGAGGGTTAATGATTTCTTTAATTTTGATAAGGGCGAAGGCTTAGATGATGCAGCCCTGGAAGCCACGATATCTACATCTACACTAAATGCAATTACAGATATCTTTTCTGGTAGAGACTTGCAGATATTTACAACAGGTGGTGAGTTTTATATTCCCCAGGCTAATCTTGAGCCAGTAACGCCATCTAACTTCATCGTTAAGATTGCTACCAGAAACGGGTCTAAAGCTGATGTTCCGGTGGTTGGCGTTGATAGTGGAACTTTATTTATCCAAAGAGAAGGTAAAGCTCTTAATGAACTAGCATTTACTGATACCGAGTTGGCATACAACACCAGCAATGTATCTATGCTATCTGGACATTTATTTAAAACTCCAACTGATATGGCTATTCGACGAGCCACATCTACGGACGAGAGCGATAGATTAATGATTGTTAATGATGATGATGGATCGATGATCGTCTTCTCATTGCTCAGATCTCAAGAGGTTACGGCCCCAGCCCAGTTTACAACTGATGGTCGATTCCTAGCAGTTGGCGTCGATGTAGCTACAATTTATACAGTAGTTAAGCGAACTATTGACGGGACTGATCAATACTTTGTCGAATACTTTGATAGCAGTTTACACCTGGATAGTGCAGTCCAGGCGTCTGGAGTAGCAAGTTCAGCATCTGTAGCTCACCTGGAAGCTAAGACATTAAAGATTATTCTTGATGGAACGATCCAGGAAGATAAGACAGTTAGCAGTGGATCAGTTAGTTTTGATCGAGCAAGCGCTACAGATTATGAGGTTGGGCTTTATTACCCAGTTGTAATTAAGACTATGCCGGTCGAGCCGCAGATTCAATCTGGATCATTGCGAGGGTTTAAGAAAAGAATTCTAGAAGTAAACGCCGAAGTGTTTGAGACTCAGGCTATGACTATTAATGGCCAGCAAGTTCAATTTAGGCAGTTTGGCGAAAACAATCTAG